TTGTGGAACAAGGTGGGCCAGATGGACCTGTTCGGCATGGACTTTAGCTATAAAGAGAACATTCACTTTGCTGAGGCAGGAAGAGCTTGCTTGGAGTTTTGGATATCCAAGTGCATCTCTGAAGGAATCGCCATAGGGGCCTCCCCCAGGTCAACGCTGCTTGATAGTAACGTGCCGATCACAGACAGACTGTATGGTTATCACAGGCTGCCAGATCCTATGGTGGCAATGCCAAGCCCAGAGGGTGAGTGGGTATTGTGCCCAAGGTCAATGCTTCCAGGAATGATTAAGAAGCACAACCTGGAGACAATAGACATGCCCTCAGCACCGGAGCCATACAAAGGATGATTAAAGATAATATAGGTTTAGGCATGGGCCAGATCACGGTTCAGACTACAAACAATCGTGGCCATGACCCAGAGTTTTGGGCAGAACAGACGACAAATAGAATTTGTGGCATATCTGAGCAAGCATCTCCTCACATTAAAGAACAAGCGTTTGCTTTCCGAAACGCAGTTTATAATGTAATATTGACAGGCATGAGAAGCGCAATCGCTTCGGATCGTGTTACAGTGTCCAATAAATTAGAAGAAATTGGCCACGGTGACGTTGCCAAATTTTTAAAGGAGCTGTGACGATGGCTATAACTTCAGCAATATGTACGTCCTTCAAGCAAGAGCTGCTTGTCGGTACGCACAATTTTACTAACTCTAGCGGTAACAGTTTTAAGTTAGCGCTTTACACTTCTTCGGCTAACCTGGGTGCGGCTACAACTGCCTTTACCACAACAGGCCAGGCTAGTGGGACCAACTACTCCTCCGGTGGATCTGCGCTTACTAACGTAACGCCGTTCGCTACAGGCACTACTGCGGTATGTGATTTCAATGATCTCACCTTCAGCAATGCCACAATCACCGCTAGGGGCTGCTTGATTTATAACGATACTCAATCAGATAAAGCTGTTTGTGCTGTGGACTTTGGTGGAGATAAGACCTCCACTGCTGGAGACTTTACTGTTGTCTTCCCAACGCCAACAGCAACAGGCGCTATTATTCGACTAGCGTGATAGCTGATGCCGCTATCAAAGATAGAGTTTCAAGCTGGCATAAATAAAGAAGCCACCGACTACAGCGCCCAGGGCGGCTGGGTTGATGGCAATCTTGTGCGCTTTAGAAAAGCCCGTGTAGAGAAAGTAGGCGGCTGGCAGCAGCTCGGCCAGAATTATTTTCTTGGGTTGAGCAGGGCACTGCATAGCTGGATCTCTCTCGGTGGCACCAGGTTCTTGGGCGTAGGCACCACCTGGAAGTATTACATTGAAGAGGGTAATTCTTACAATGACGTTACCCCTATTCGCCTGGTTACTTCTGCAGGCGATGTAACCTTTTCAGCTTCTAACGGCTCTTCAACAATTACAATCACAGATACTGCCCATGGCGCGGTGACAAACGATTTTGTCACATTTAGCGGCGCTGCTTCTTTGGGTGGATTAATTACAGCCGGCGTACTTAACCAGGAATATCAAATCCTTCTGGTGACAGATGCCAACACCTACACCATAACCGCCAAGGACACTAGCGGTAACACCGTTACGGCAAATGCCAGCGACTCTGGAAATGGCGGCTCTAGCACTGTAGGCACCTATCAAATAAACGTGGGCCTGGATACTTATGTAACCAGTACCGGTTGGGGTATCGGCACCTGGGGCAATGGCGCCTATGGTTCGGCTAACGCCATATCTGCAGTCAATCAGCTGAGGCTATGGACCCACGATAACTTTGGTGAGAACTTAATAATTAATCCCAGGGGTGCGGGTATTTATCGCTGGGTGGAAAATAACGGCGTTACGGTTGAGGCCAAAGAGCTGGCCACAGTTAGCGGTGCCAACCAGGTCCCCACTGTTGGGCTCCAGGTTATTACTTCAGAGACTGATCGACACCTGGTTGTTTTAGGTTGCGACCCTGTAAGCGGTGGCGCCAGGACTGGTGTTATCGACCCTATGCTTGTTGCCTTCTCTGCTTCAGAGAATGATTTGGAGTTTGAGCCGCTGCCAACTAACTCAGCGGGTGATGTGCGATTGAGCTCCGGTTCCTTTATTGTTGGGGGGCTGAAGTCTAGGCAGGAGATCCTGATCTGGACAGACACCAGCCTATACAGCATGAACTTTATCGGACCACCGCTGACGTTTGCGGTAAACCTGGTAAACGAAGGCGCCGGATTGATTGGACCCAAGGCTGCAGTAAATGCGCCGAGCGGGGTGTTTTTTGCGTCGAAAACCGGATTCTATGTTTACACTGGTGCAGTTAAGAAGCTGCCCTGCTCCGTTCAGGAATACGTGTTTGAGGACCTAGACCTGGAGCAGGCATTCAAATGCCATATGGGTCTTAACTCCGAGTTTGGTGAGATGTGGTTCTTCTACCCGTCCAAGGAAGATGCTACTGGCGAGATTAGCCGGTATGTCATTTACAACTACGAAGAGAATACCTGGTCGATTGGTTCCCTGGTCCGGTACTCCTGGCTAGATGCAGGCATTGAAGACTTGCCGTTATCTGGGGCCCAGTCTTCAGGGCAGAGCCTGGTGTTTGAGCATGAGACGGGCTACAACGATAATCACGGCCCAATGACCAATGTATTTGTCGAGTCTGGCGATACCGCTATTGGTGACGGAGAGAACTTCTCTTTTGTCAAGCAGATCATACCTGATGTTGCTTTCTTTAGTGATGGCAGCTCTAGCAACACTCCTGCGATGAACATAGTTCTTAAACGAAGAGATTACCCTGGTCAAGATTTGACCACAGACTCCACCACCCAAGTCACCGGAACATCTACCTATAACAACGTAAGAAGCCGTGCGCGGCAGCTGGTATTCAGGTTTGAGTCGGATGATGACGACACTGCAAACAATCAGCTTGGATATAAGTGGAGGCTAGGCTCTACCAGGATTGATATACAACCAAGTGGTCGCCGGTCGTGAGTAAGCTACTTGAGACCAGGCTTCCCCTGGCAGCTGGTGGGATCGGTACAGATACGCAGGTTGATGTAGAAACCTTTAATCGTTTGGTTAGGGTTTTGGAGATAAATCTCGGTTCTGTCGATTTTACAATATCCCCCCATTTTAACTCAACACAAATTAGTACCCTTCAGTTTGCAACGGGTGCTATAATCTTTAATACAACTAACCAAATACACCAGGCTTTTGATGGAAATGCTTTGCGAGATCTGTATTCCCACCAGACCTATCCAGCTGGTCAGGTAATTGAATCCGGCTTGGGAACTGTAACGGTGAACACGCCATGAATATGAAATTAGAAGATCAACTGCTTGCAAGTCTTGAAGCCCAACCAATGAACATGGGAGGGCCAGTTGTCATGATGAGAGATGGCGGCGCAGCACCTTCCCAGGATCAAATGGCCTTGATGGGCCAAGCTCAAGAGGCCGTTGTAGAGCAGGCCGTAACTCAAGACCCGAATGCCGATATTGCTGCAGCCATCGAAGAGATGATGATGCAAGCCCAGGCCACAGACGATCCCACAGAAAAAAGAACATATGAGCACCTGGCTGAAGCCGCTATGGTTGGGGCTAACGCGCCCATGGCTGAGCAGGCTATTGCCCTGGCAGCAGAAGGTCGTGGCGATGATACTGCCCTGGCTCACCTCCGACCAGGTGAGGTTGTCCTTCCGCCTGAAGCATTTGAGGATCCAGAGTTTGAGCGTGTCGTTCAGCAAAGATTTGAAGAATTAGATATTGACCCACACCAGGCTGTAGTTGGTTTGGGCATCGCCTCATTAAACCCAATTACTGGGCTGGAAGAATTCGGCTTCTTTAAGAAGATTGCAAAAAGCGTTAAGAAGGTTGTTAAGAAGGTTGTCAAACCTCTTGCCAAGGTAGCTCAATTTATACCTGGTCCATGGCAGCCTATCGCTGCTTTGGCTAACAAAGCATTCACTGTATACGATGTTGCAAAAGGCAGAGCCAATCCCCTGGCTTTGCTGACTGTAGCTGGCCCCGCTGCTACTGGCGGAAGTATTGGATCTAACATCTCTAATATCACTAAAGCTGGTGGCGGTAACTTTTTCAGCGGGATAGGCGCCGGTTTAACCGGCACTGGTGCTGCGTTAAAGAGCGGTATTGGTAACCTTGTCTCTAGCCCCATGGACACCATCTTCGGTGGTGCTGCAGGTAACAAGGGTATTCCTGGATTGCTAAAAACAGCAACTTACTCAGGAGAGGCAGCGCTGCCTGGTGTAGCTGCAACAGGTAGCGTGCTCAATCCTGGTCAGCTGCCTGGAGCTCCTACCGGAATGGTTGGAAGAGGTCTTACCACTGCAGCGGGTCTTGGCGGTGCTGGAATGGCAGGAGTGCCAGAGCAATATCAGATTCAATCTGGGGATACGCTCTCTCAGATAGCCCAGCAGTACGGCGTATCTGTTGAAGAAATGATGGCAAATAACCCGCACATAACTGACCCCAACATGATTATCGCTGGCCAAATGCTAAACGTACCAGGTGGCCAGATGATGGCCGGCACTGGTGCAGCTGCAGGAGCGGCCTCCAGTGTACTGTCTGGTTTGAACCCATTCACCAATGGCAGCTTTATTGATGAGGCGTTTGACACCCCAGACTACATAAAGAACATAGGCGACAGCTTAGGATTTGGTGGGAGCAATCCAACACCTGACTTTATCAAGTCTATCACTGGCGGTGGTAGCGGTGGCGGTGGCTTTGGAGGCAAAGACATTGCAGCGCTTGGCCTGGCCGGCTTGCTGGGTAAGCTCGCTTATGATGAAGCCAAGAACTCTAAAGGTGTAGCACAGACGCCGTTGACCTCTATGAACGCGGCTGGCCGATACAATATTGAAGCAGAGATTGCAAGACGTACAGGAGGGGAAGCCCCTAACCCTGTTGAGTTTGGCTTGCTGCCTGCTAATACCTTCCCGACCTTGAGCGGTGGAAGACCAACCCCACCACCAACTGAAGCGGAAGGAATGAGATACGGCGGACCTGTCATGTCTTATGCTGATGGCGGCAACGTCTCTATGGAAGAGTTTCAAAGAATGGTTGGCGATATCGAAGGACCAGGCACTGAGGTAAGTGATGACATTCCTGCCATGCTATCCGATGGCGAGTTCGTCATGACGGGCCAGGCAGTAAGAGGTGCTGGAGCTTTCGAGATGAAAAAAGACGGCGGCATCATTACATTGCAACCCCTGGGTGAAGAGTCCAGGGAGAAAGGCACAAAGCTAATGTACGACATGATGAAGCTGTTCAGAGACTTTGCAGGAGAGCCAGCATGATTATGTCCCCCGCCCAAATTAAAAGGTTTCAAGAAGGTGGCGCCGCTTCTCCTTATGTAGCTGGTATTCAAAAGACTGAAACCAGCATGGACCCTATTGTCCAGCAAATGCTTTATGGCTTAGATGGCCAGGGCGGTTTTATACCTGGAGCGATGCAAGCTGCCGAGCGCAGTTTCTTTGATGAGCAGGGTCGTCCCCTGGTTACTCCCCAGGAGATTGCTGGGTTTAGCCCAGACCAACAAGCAGCCTTTGAAATGGCAAGAGAGGCCGTTGGTTCTCAAGAGCCTTTTCTCCAGGCTTCTCAAGATGCGTATCAGCAGGGCCTTGGTGCCCTGGGTGAAGGGCAGCAGGCTCAGCTTGCTTCTCAGCAGCAGTCACTCCAAGAGTTGCAGCGTGGCGCAGGCATATCTGAGTTTCAAGCCCAGCGTGGTTTGGGTGACGCATTAGGCGGCATTCGCAGAAACCAGAGCGAAGCGCAGCGAGCAACAAATGAATTACGGAGAGACTTGTCTGCTCAAGAGCAACAAGCGCTTCAAACTCAGCAGCAATTCGACCAACGTGCCCAGGGCGTAGAGAATTTATCCAGGGGTGCAGCCTCTGCATTTGACGACCGAATGGGTGATGTGGATCGGTTTGCAGCTAATGACCTTAACAGGTTTAAGCGAGATCTTGCTGGATCTGAGCGGACTGGTCAGTTAGCTGCCAATAGATTTGGACGCGACTTATCTAATATTGATGATTTGGCTAGAAGATCTACAGCCGGTTTTGATCGAGGACTTGCTGGCGCTGCCAGGGAGCTGGCCGGTGGTGCAAGTCAGCAACGTCAGGCACTTGGGCAGCAGGGTGCGATGCTTCGACAATCTGGTGATCGGTTTGCGCGAGACCTGGGTGGAATAGAAGGTTTAGCTAGAGGCGCAGAAGGACAATTCTCTGGCCAAGTAGGGCAAGCAACTCAGGGTTTATCTCGATCAGTAAATGAGCTTGGTGGAGGTTTAGGTGGATCTTTGGCAGAACAGCGTCGAGCTGTCGCTGGCCTGGGATCAGGACTGGACTCTTCAACTGCAGCGCTTAGAGAAGGTGTTCAAGGCTTAGGGGCTGGATTAACACAATCTTTGTCCAGGCAAGAGCAGGCTGGTCGTACTTTAGATTCTGGTTTAGGTCAGTCAACTGCAGCACTTAGGCAGGGGATTGAAGGTTTAGGCGAGGGCTTATCTGGCTCCTTAGCCAGGCAAGAAGGTGCCGTAGATCGTCTTGGCCAAGGCTTGGGTCAGGCCACCACATCTCTGCAGGGTGCAGAAGCAAAATTAAATCAAGAGCTCAACCAGGCATTAGGCCAGGAGCGTGGAGCTGTTGACCGATTTACCAACCGACAAGGTGAAGCTACAGCAAGGCTTGGTGCCGCTGTTGACCGTTTCGGCAACAGACTGTCTGACGCAGAACAGCGTGGGATTGGTGCGGTTGATGATTTCTCTGCTGGGCTAAATGAGTCCAGGGATTTACTGCGTGGTTCTGTAGGGGCATTTGATCCGTCAACTACTTCTCAGTATATGAACCCGTATGAAGATAGTGTAGTCAACCAAATGATCCAGGACGCCACTAAAGGGTTGGCTCAGTCCGACATGGCTCAGACCGCTAGAGATATACAGACTGGCGGTGAGTCTGCTTTTGGCTCTAGGGCTAGGTTGACTGCTGCAGAGCGAGCGGAAGCAATGGGTAGAGGATTGGCCAAAGAGGTTGGCGGTCTAAGAGCTCAGGGATTCCAGAACGCTCAAAACACTGCGATGAGTGAGTTTGCTCGACAGCAGGGAGCTCAGCGTGGCGCAGCAGAAGGGCTTGCATCTCTTGGCGGTCAGGACTTGAGTGCCCAGCAGGGTGCTGCAAATACATTGAGTCAGGGTGCGGCGAGCAGGCTTACTGCAGACCAATCACTATCTGGCAGAATGTCCCAGGAGGCTTCTGGCGACCTGGCTGCTAATCAAAGCATTGCAGATCGTTTAGCTGCTGCCGGTTCGCAAAGATTTGG